CGGTATGAGGTGTAATCTTTGGTACAGTACGGGCTGGCTTAGCAGCAGTCGCACCCTTAGCACCAGTTTGTGGTGCACGGCGACCAACAGCCTTAGTTGATTTACCTAAAGCAGATTTAATTTGTGATTCAGATGCAGAAATACCAGCACTCTTCATTGCATCAGTAATAGCCCGCATCAAGGCATCGGAGTCAATAGGTGGCTTAGGCATTAGTATGCTTTCTTCTTTGCAACCTTAGACTTTTTACCCTTAGGATAATCCGAGGTCTTTGTCCCCGCCTTAGGTTTAGCGTCAGCGTGACTTGCCAAAATCTTGTATTTCACTGGCATAAATACTCCTAGATATAAGAAATGGTGGGGGAATCGCTTCCCCCACCATTATCAAATTGTTCCCTACTAAAACTTACGCAGTCTTAGCGGTCAACTTGCCTTGCTTTGCAGCGTTGCGGCAGGTGAGGTTACCGTAGCACATGATAAGCGCATAACGAGCATCCAAGTTTTCTGGACGAACGAAATCGGTCTGTGCAAACCACTTGCCTGAGTGACCAACGAGGGTCAGGTACTTGCTGTTCAAGAAGTACACAACACCAGCGGTGCAATGCTCATCGTAAACAACAGGAGCAGCCTTGAACAACAGGTTCTGGAATCCAGCATCTGCCGTCTTGGTGTCTGTGTAACGAAGTTGTGGCTGCAGAAGAGCCTCATACTTTTCAAACAGAGTCTGGGTCGTGAGAACCATGTCTGGGTGGTCGTTACCAACAGATACGCTGTTGTAAGCGGTGGACAGTTGTGCGAGGGTCAAAGCACCTGCGGTGTTTTCCTCGTATGAACGCCAGTACTCGTTACCAGCAGTTGCACGGTTGATTCCACCAACGGTTCCTGATGCTTCAACGATGTTTCCAAGACCGTTCCAGTCTTTTCCGCTGTTGCCAGTTCCGTCTGCGAAGAACATCTGGTTGAAGCCTTCACGCATTGACTCTTCAGCCTGCATGATTTTTGCTTCCAACAAGTTGATGATTTCTTGTTCACCGTTGTTCTTGGCTTCTTCAATACCGCTGATTGCGATGGATGCAGCGTACTGCTTCCAGTCGTATTCAGCAGCCGTGATACCACTTTGTGCTGTAAGCGAAATGGTGTCGTAGCCTGAGTACGATGCAACGGTTGAGTTCTGACCGTAAATCAACGGTTCAACAATCTTCGTACCGCCGTTGAGCATGCGGATGCGACCCTTATCCTGAAGGAAGTAGGTCAACGGGCGAGCCGTGAAGATGTTGTCCGTGAGTCGGTCACGATAGTTTGCGAGCGTTGTACTGAGCAACGCATCAAAGTTTGGGTTTGCCATGATAATCTCTCTTTAAGAATAGTAGTTGATTAATTTGCACCCATTTGACGCTTAGCCGCTTCCCAAGCCTCCGCTACTGATGTGATAGGAACAAAAGATTCATTCGTTGTACTGGCTGTAGCCGAGGCTCCACCAGATACAACAGATGCAACACGCTTCGCTTCCAACACTTGGTTCTCAACTTGTTGTTGATGTGCCTGTGCCGCTTCCGCTGTCCGTGCTTTTGCAACCATCTTATCAAAAGCAATTTGCTTGTAAACGCCCTCAAGGTCATCTGTGCCCATCCGCAAAGCGGTGGTCACAACTTCCTTAACATCAAAATCAGAATACTTGGATTGCAAACCCTGAATCTCACGCTCAATAGCCTGCTGACTCTGGTAATCCTCAAAAGATGCTATACGCTGGTCAAGTTCACGATACTTCGCTTCTACAGGGTCCAAGTACTCTGGCTCAGCATCCTGAACCATTTGTTGAGCCTGTGCACGGCTAATACCATAATGTTGACTTAATAGGTCAATCGTAGCCTTCGGGTCATTTTCCAAAGCCGCACTAAGCGCACTAGCAAACTGGAACTGTTCCCGCTGCTGAGATAACTCTTGTGTCTTTCTGGTATAATCCGATTGACGCTGATAACCTGCGATAGCCTCTGATAAAGGAACTTGCAATTCCTCGCCATCAACCTTAATAGGAACTCTATAGTTAGAATATTCCTCAACGGATAATGTCGGTGTATCGGGTGCTTCTGTATTTACACTAGTTTCGGTTGACCCAGAATCAACGGGTTCCACTGCTGGTGTTGTGAGTTCATCACTCATTAAAATATCTCTCCTAATAGAGTCCTAAAATGGTTGCTCTATATAAGCACTAGGCGTTCCCTAGGCTTGTGGAGGTTGCTGTCCTTGCTCCAACATAGCCATCAATTCTGGTGGCATCTGACCTTCAGGAGCAGGTGCTGGAGCACCCATAGGTGCACCAGCCCCAGCAGTAGCGGGGACAGGAGGGGTGGCACCTGCTTGCTGCTGAGGCTGTGCGAGAAACTCGTCAGGGTTTTTAACACCAAAACCAAACTGCAACACATGTGCAGCCAACTTAGACATATCTATAATACCTGCACCAGCGAACGGTGCCATAGCATCAACAAGTTGCAATGCCATCTGACGCTTAAATGACTCGTTATGTGGCTGGGTTGAACCTGCCGCTACTTCAAAGTCAAAGTCACCTTGCAGATAGTCACGGTCAAAGTTTACCCACAATGGTTCACCGTCACGACCCATAACACGGGCAACTTGTTCGCCTTGCATAAATTGTTGTGCTAGTTGTAGCATGCGGCGACCAACCTCGGCAATGGCTTGTTCAACGACAGCCAATTTATCTGAGGTTCGGGCATTAGCCGCATCTTGCATCAACGATGATTCTGTTGCGGTACGGCGAATCTCTGATACCGCACCACGCTGGAACTCTGACACACCAGAAATACGGTCAATGTCACCAATAATCATGTTGGACTGGTTATAGAACTCTGGCGGGTTAATAACAGCAGGGAAGGCTGTAACAACATTACCGATAGGTTCATCGCTGGAAACAGGTACCATCACATTGTCGTCATCCGACTCCAATGCTGAACGACCCAACTGGTCAAACGCCGATTCCTTGTATAGATATTTGCGACTGAACTTTTTGCGATGGTTCATCATCTGTGAACGAGTTTCGTTCAATTCTAGTTGCAATGGTTCAATGGATTCCAAATCACCAATAGGATAGAAATGGTCTGGAACATCATAGTTCCGAATCATAACAAACGGCTGACCAAAAGCATAAGGCATCTTCATAGGCTTAACCAAGAACATGTCCGAACCTTCACAAAACACACTCATGCTATTGCTGGAAATATCATAGTATTCCCAAATCTCTGCATAGCCTTCGTTCTTATCATATACCTTTCGGCGACTAGGGTCGTCCGCATAACGACTAACAGCCATAGGTGTAACATCAAGTCGTGCAGCCTTAGAGTAACGCTTATCGTTACGAACATCAGCAATAGGGCGGCGGATACGCTGCGCTATCCACTTAATGTCTTTCATTGATGTTGCATCAGGGTCCACAAAAACATCGTTAACAGAGACACGCTCAGCAAAAGGGCTGTCCTCACGAACAATCGTAGTCGGATGTCCGATGCCATTAAGGTTCGCTTCCGAAATCTCTGACTCACCCTCAACCTCTTCTTCAACAAAACGATAACCGACTTTAATCCAACCATGACCAAAAGCCAACATGTCCTTTACAGCACGGCGGAACTCTGAACGAATATCCTTATGTCTCCACCAATAGTTCACAACTGCTTCAGCAATAACAGCCTGAGGAGCAAACTCTGCACTAGTCGCATTAACCGTAATCTTAGGGTAGTTAACAGAAATACTAGGGGAAATAACATTAACGGTAGAAAACGCAATATTAACAAGCATCTGGTCTTCATTCTTGTAGTCATCAAAATGTTTACCCCGATACAGGTCATTCATGCGTTTCCAAAGACCATCATAACCGTCTTGTTTGCGCCACTTCTTTGATGCTTCCAAACGCATCTTAGCGTGCTTCAAATAGTCTGCACTAGATTTCTTAGCCATTATTCTGCGTCCTTCTGTCCGTCATGCCAACCAATATGCTCATCTAATTTTGTGCCAATTCTATCAACTTTAGTGCCAATCATCTTCAACAAGATTCTACCCTCAGAGTGTTGCTCAGTATTTTCTTTACGCAACTTTTGTAGAACCACAACAACAGGTCCCATAATGATTGCAACAATTATTGGGACCCATACGGATGAAAGCATGACTCATTACATCCAGTTCGTAACTGGTTCTGCGTTGTAACCGTTAATTTTAGCCTGTTCCACAGTTTGACGCTGACGCTCAGCAATAGTAGGACCATGAAAATCTTCTTGACCATAGGTAAAACCCAATCTGACGGTACGAACATGGCAGGCAAAACAAATCTCGCCACGGCGTGGCAACTCATCAGCCGAGAACTCACGCTGACACTGGGTGCAAGTAAAATGAAGCATCATAAATACAGAAATCGTTCCCTAAAAGTTAGAAAGGAGTCCGTTCACGCACATTATGTGCACCCATAAAGGTTTTTTCTGGACCTTTTGGACCAAACATGTGCTGCTCCCACCACAATAGGCTATTTGTAGGGGGTGCAAAGTCCTGCCGATACTCAGGCAACCACACATATTTCAACATTTGTACAGCAATAGCCAAAGAAACCACCCTGTCATCATGTGGGCTACCAGCCATCTTACCATTTTCCTTACGGACAAAGGTCCGCAACTCGGCAATAGTCAAACGGTCATACACCTCAACGCTAGCATCACGCAAAGCAGCGTTCAACTCGTCAATCATCAACGGCTTTGAAGTTGCCGTAGTACGCCAACCCAAAATATCCGTAGCCTCAGGACGAACCCTAGCCAACTTACGCTGCCTATACAAGTTCTTGTAACCATACTTCTGTGCAGCCTTAAGGGTTGTTAAACCATGGTTGTTGTTTTCAACACCCAACAACGCATTGTTGTACCACCAACCCAATTCAGCCATCAATTCACCAAACAAATCTGGCTCTATTCGTCCATGCCAATGAGCACAAACAATACCAGTTGTAGCATCAATAATATGAGCAGAACTATAGTCACCATAACTAAGCCCTTCAGCGACATCCGCCCCAATCACATAAACACCCTCGCTCCTAGGGAAATCCCAAATAGCCAACTCACCATCCTCAGCATAATGGAACTCACCATTACCCATAGAATACAAATGATAATAGCCATTATCCGAATCAACTGTTACCATGTCATCCAACATTTGAATATCAAACACAGGATTACCAGACTTAATAAAAGCCTCTTCTGGGAAAGATGGGTATTCTTGATGTAACTGCCAAGGGTGCATGTTTGCAGCCTTGGAGGCATACCATTCTTCTCCACGCTCACCATCAGCAGACCAAGGAAAGAACACTCCTTTGAACTTGTTGGTTCCTGTTTGGGAACCAACCCATAACTGGTGATAAAAGTTACCAGAACCATTAGCAGTGGACAAACCAATCACTCGTCCGCCGACATCGGCTACAGGCTCAATAGATGCCCACGCTTCCTCAGCATTAGGCAAAAACGCCCACTCGTCCACAATAACCAAATACACCGATTCACCACGAGCAGGGTCATTGCTAGAAGGCAATGACTCAATACTAGATTCGTTACTAAAAACCATTTTAAGTTGATGCTCAGTTGTTTGTGATGGTCCTCGTTCTTTCATCCATTGCGGCATAAAACGATAACCGTACTTAGCCTTAGCCAACAACTTAACAGACTCACGCTCCGTGCGTGACAACATAACAATAAAACGGTCTTGCCAAAAAAACGCTAACCAAAACGCATAAGCAGCAACCAAAGTACTAAAGCCAATCTGACGGGCTTTCAACACAATACTATAGCGTTCTTCCAACCAAACGGAAACAGTTTCTAACTGTGCTTCACGCAACTCAAACTTAACTCGTCCACGCTCAGGATGTTTAATGAACCAAAAGTTTGAACAAAAATATGCAAACGCTTCCAATAATTCTTCTGTCGTGGCACCTTCAGGTCCACGACATTTGCGGAACTCTTGTTCGTTTAATAGTTCTCTTAATTCCATTTCGGTTCTCCGCCCCAAGGACCCCATCCATCACCGTAGCGGTTATCAGCATAATCATAAATAGCCATCATAGCCCTACCACTAATAACAGGATTATATAAGTCTTTACATTTTGTTAATACACCAGCATCTTGAAGAAAACCCTTTTTGGTGTATTTGTTTGGTTTGCACCAAAACTTGTTAATTTGAAATAGCCCAATAGAACCACCCATAGGGTCATCACGATTAATCACCGATGCGTTGCATCGGGATTCACGCCACATAATATAATCCACCTGATACATCATGTCCTTGCTATCAGAAACCATCTCTATAATAGAATAATGGTTCCAACACCTAATGGTGGGATATTGTTTAGCGTGGACAAAAGAGGGCGAAGCCAACAAATATAAAGCAGTAGCCAATAGAATTATTTTCTTCATATTACCATCCTAAATGACCGTAGTCATTAATCGGGGATATTACTTGAACAAAGCCTTAAATGCTTCGTGGACCTTCTTAGGGTCATCTGCGAACTCTGGACTGAGTTCTAGGTGATACCAGTCACCATTGGGAGCACCACCAAGGGTTGCCTTGGTGTATTTGCTCCAACCTTTGCGAGTGCACTTGTAGCCTCGCCCATGTGGCTTAGGGAAATAATCCAACACCAGTTCTACGCCTAGAGAGTCAGCGTTGGCGACAATCATTTCAATAACCTTGTTGGCTTCTTGACGAGATTTGCCACGCCAACTTAAGTCCATAGCCCGACCCGTTGAGTGCACACTTAGGTATTGGGGTTTTCCTTTAATTGAACGAACACCCCATGTGCCATTATTCCAAAGGTTGCCTTTAGATAGTAGTGCCACATGTTTCACAAAGGCTTCTGTGCCTTTGCGTTTACCTTTTGATATGCCGTCCGACACACCAGTATATTTCAAACTAGGTCGTCCTCGCTAGGGATTTCGCTAAACAACGCTTCATCAGTTTTACGGTTCTCTGCTCGTTGGGCGTATTCGCCCAACCCCAACGCAGATAACACAAAAGCGACAACGGTTTCAGTTGGTACATCTGGTACCAGAAAAGAAGCGACTAACGCAACAGCAGATGAAACAAACGCTGCCACACGGACAGGGTTGTTATAAACGAATGCTTTAATCTTTTCCATACTATAGGGTTATTGTTCCCTAGTGATATATTAGTCTATTTGTGGGATTGGAATCCAAGACAGTGATTCTTCATCCCAATAAAAATCGCCTTCTGGTTTTGGAACTGGAGGTTGCCAATCATTATTTTCATCAAGCATCCATGAAGGAAATGGTTGTATTGCTACAAATTGGTCTTTTACAGAATCATATGTTCCGCCAACCACACAATATTGTTTACGAATTGAACCATCAAGTTTTGTTTCAATCCAATTACCACCAAAGTTTTCAACAATCCAATCAACATTAAGTTCATCGTCAATAACTATAACATCAACAACATTGTTTAATTCATCTATTTTTGCATAGTAACCCATTACGAAATCACCAAGTTTCCACCCGCCGTAAATGTTCTTACAGTATCAGCACCAACAGTTGTTACAGTGCCTCCAGAAATTGTGTATCCAGCAGCAGACGCTGTAGGATACCTAACAACAACAATTCCTTGAAACCCAGCACCACCAGTTCCAGTTCCGTTACCACCACCGCCACCACCGCCATAGTTATTTGCCGCCGAACCGCCGCCAACATTGAACTGCAATCCGTTACCGCCACCAAAAACACCAAGTCCTGTTCCACCAACAATGCTTGTTTGGTTTTGCACAGAGCCACCGCCACCGCCAGCAAACTGTTCGTTGCTTCCAGTTCGCAAACTAGTATTTATTCCAGCACCACCATTTCCTGGGGCTGATGGGTTTCCTCCCACACCATTTCCACCAACAGCAGATGCACCACCACCACCAGCACCAGCAGAACTTCCTGTTCCTCCAGCAAATCCGTTACCAGATGTTCCACCAGTTTGTGTACCAGAACCACCACCACCACCAGAACGAGATACAGCATTTATAGATGAAGTTCCACCAGTTCCACCACTTGCAGCATTGCTTCCAGCACCACCAGCACCTTGACCACCAACTGCCACTGCATATGTTCCAGCGGTAAATGTTGAAGATGTTTCTATAGCACCGCCACCACCGCCACCGCCTCCAGCGTTAGGGAATGAAGACCCTGCTCCACCTCCACCACCAGCAACAACAAGAATTGTAGCAGAAATAGGATTACGCAAAGTAGTAAATGATGTTGCCGAAGAAGATGGACCAGCACCAATAATGTTTACAGCACGCAAAAATACGCTATAAGCAGTATTTGCAGTAAGACCACTAATAACTACGGGACTTGTTGTATCTACAGGACTAAAAGCAGTCCAAGATGAACCATTAAATGAATATTCATAATTCGTAATAGGAGAACCACCATCGTTGGTTGGTGCCGTAAACGAAATAGAAACACTTGTCTGGCTTGGAACATTACTTAAAGATGTTGGAGCCGTAACAGGTGCTGAAGCGTATGAATTGGGTACTGCAAATATTTGCATGACTATGCCGCCGTATTGCCGACAAGCACCCATTCATCAGTACCAATTTTTAACAAAGTTGCTGCTGAGTAAATACCATTCAACTTCAACTTAGAACCCTGTGAACGAAGAGTCACACCAACACCAGCAGCAACAGTAACCTGACCAGCACCAGTTTGAACTAAGTTAACCTGTGAACCAATAGGGAAAGCAACAGAACTATTAGGAGGAACCGTCAAAGTAATCCCACTGGCATTACTCAAAGTAATAACCTTGGAATCATCAACAAGCAACAAAGTGTAAGATACACCAGTTTGAGCGTTAAGGGTTAAAGCCTTAGATACTTTTCCAGCGTCACTGGTTTCAACAGCATCAAGTAGCGTTTTTACCGCAGAAAAGTTAGAGTTAACCTCGGTTGCAACAGCAGGTGTGCCGTTAACAAAAGTGTTTGGAATAGTTAGTGGCATATATTATATATCCTTTGTTCCCTAGCCCCAGTAAGCGGTAGGTGCGCTATTGACCCAAGCCGTACCATTATAACGAAGAACCTGATTAGTGGCTGGAGTAGTAATAGTCACATCAGATAAAGCATTGATAGAAGAACCACCAACCACAAACTCAATCAAATCAGCCAAAGAAATCTTTTTGGTAGTAGTGGCACTAGTATCCACAATAGGCAAAACATCAGTTGAGGCAGCACCAATAGAGGTCAATGCCGTCAACTGAGAAATCTTAAGGTCAGCCATTATCCATTACCTACTTCCAACAACATAAAAGACCCGTCCTCTAATAGCAAATCGTTCCCTGACTCATCTTCTAGGTTTGAAACCACGAAATCTGGGTCAGACCAAAAATTGTTTGCCAAATCACCCAAAGTAGTACCAACAGCACCCTGAGAAACATAATAGTCAAACTGCAAAGCACCACGAAACCCTAAACCCACATTAGACCAATGAGCATACAACAAGTCACCCAAAGTATCACCAGCCGTAGGATACATAGCCTTTAAAGCGACATACATAGCATCATTCGTTGTTGTCATCGCTAGCCTTCACTGTTCTGGTTTCCAAACGGAAACGCTGTTCTGATGCCGCATTAGCGGCAATCAACTCAGCCAACTCTATATCAGACAACTCACTCGCTTTGCCACTATGCTCAACCTGAAGTTGAACGGGAGCCAAACGACCAGTAGCCTGCAAATACAGTTTAGCCGAATTGTTATCCCCCTCAAGAGCACGCTGGAATAGATTGTCCAGCAACTGTTGTGTTCTTTCGGGTGATTGTTGTTGTTCATTAATTCTTCGTTCCCACTCCTGTTTGAAGATGGGTTTCTTTTTCCATCGTCTCAGTGTGGTTTCGTCCACGCCTTCTGCTATGGCATATTGGTTTTGGCTGGATGGCACCCTGCCATTAGCAGGTGTGCACAGCCAGTTTAGAAACTTTTCTTGCCTAGGGTCTAAGGAGTTTTCCGACATTCTAAGATAAGCGACTTGTTCCCTAGAATGTTACAGTTGTGTTAAATCTTTGTTACAGTTATGTTACAATTCTAGGTAGATTCATGCTGGTATTGGGTTTCCTGAAAACTTGTATTCAACTTGTATAGGGAACAGCATGTTTTTAGTATAGGGGGGTAGGGGGGACACAACCTAGTGGTTGCGTCCCACGAACGCCAGTGTAGTGGGGCGTTAACTGACAATACTATTCTAAAATAGAATACACAAGTAACCATGTTTAGCGTGGACAGAAATGAGGGGTAATGAGAACATTCGGTATTATTGTAGGGACAGCGGTTTTAACCTTCGGTGGAATAGCCCTGTTTCTTAGAGCAGTGTTTGCTGCTTTGGATAGCATTGATTATGATTGGGAAGAATATGAACCTAAGCCTTAGTGAGCAGGACCGTGTTTTGTTGCGTTTGTTGCGTAAACCAAAACCCAAAAAGTAATGGGTTACACTAAACCAGATTTACGGAAACGAATCGTGTCAGCCGTTAAGGCTGGTACCGCTGGTGGCAAGGCTGGACAGTGGTCAGCCCGTAAAGCCCAAATCGTAGCGCAACGCTACGAAAAGGCTGGTGGAGGTTACACTGGCACAAAAACCAAGGCTCAGTCCAATCTGAGTAAATGGACCAAAGAGAAATGGACTACATCAGATGGAAAACCTGCTATTAGAAAGAGCGGTACGACACGATACCTACCTGAAAAGGCATGGGATAAACTTACGCCGAAACAGAAGCAGGCAACAAATAGCAAGAAACTACAAGCGTCTAAAAAAGGTAAACAGTTTGTGGCGAACACACCAGCAGCACGACAGGCTGGAAAGAAAGCAAGGACAGCATAATGGCAACATCCAAGCGTGACCCACGACTAGCACGAGCAGGTGTCTCAGGATACAACAAACCCAAGAGAACCCCGTCACATCCAACTAAGTCACATATTGTGGTAGCCCGTAGCGGTGGACAAGTCAAAACCATCAGGTTCGGTCAGCAAGGTGTTAAAACCAATCAGACCGCTGGACAACGCAAAGCGTTCAAGTCCCGTCATTCATCCAATATTGCTCGTGGACCATTGTCCGCTGCCTATTGGGCAGATAAAGTGAAATGGTCACCATCAAAAACTGCTCAACCACGCAACCAGAAATGGGTTAAAGGCTCTTAATCCCCCATAACTTATAACCTATGTTATGTTCAACCACCCCCTAACGGGGGTGGTTTTGTTATATACAACACTATATGAAATAAGGGTCCCAAACATTTAGACCCCACCCCCATGTGACCAAGGTCATAGCATGGACAAGCCGTATAAATAGGTAGTAGCAATACCCCTCTGTCCCTAAGGTCATAGAGTACCAGAGACGAGTGACGGCGTACCCCCCCTATGCGCCCCCCTCCGTCCGCATTAGCCAACCGAAACCCTTATGTACACGGGTCCGCCCATCCGTATTGCCCCAACTTTTTCCAGTTTGATGCCTTATATGCGTGCGGGCGGGTCCTTACGGAGC